TGATTCTTTTTTCTTTCGTTACTTATTTTATAAACTAAGTAAACGATCGACAGGATCGAAATAATCAAAGTGAAAATCACATTCACAAATTGAAGACCTGCTATAGTAGTCACGTTTGCAAATATGGCTATTAAGGTTGAAGGTATGCCGACAGCATCTTTTTCGATCATGGTCATGGTTAAGCAATTACAGGGATTTGACAAAAGTTTAAAGGCATTGGAGCAGTAATCTGTATAGCGATTGATACACCGGCTGTAAAGTCATCAAAACGTTCTTGGAAAAATTCCACAGAGGCATTAGGCGCAGTATTAAAGGTATAATCATCATCAAGTTTTAATTTTCCTAGCACATCCAAAGAGACTAGCATCTGATCACTCTGTATCTGTAGCCTGTTGCTTTTATCTTCAGTAAGTAGATCCGCAAAAAGCAGGACTAGATCATAGCGCATAGTTGTACCATTGTAAACAGAAGGCCTTACAACCGTCCAAAGTACAGGGTATTCTATTTCGCCTCCATTATCTACATAATCGTAGATATCACCCTCGCCGAATGTTCGGATCATTGGGTGCGCTTCTTGGATCGCTTTTAGCTTTTTTACTAGGTCGACTAGAGTCATCTTGTTTGCTTAAATATTCCTTGAGTTTCTTTTCGTTCTTAGAATAAGCCATGTTTTTAGAATGGTTTTTTATATCTGTTGCCTTGGTATCTTTCTGAATAAGGTCGGTAGTCTTCATAATCCCCCCGTCCTAAATTGATAGCTACTTTGTACTGATTGCTCACAGGCTGAATAGTAGTTACATCGCTGCCAGGATTCAAGTACTCAGGATACAAAGTATTATTTGCAGTCAGGTAATTGATAGACCGTTCTGCGTACCATTCAGCATAGCCTTTGTAGTATTGGCTGATGCTTTGAAGTTCTGCAAATGTCGGCTCTGTGATGTTCTCGCTCTTGCGTTTCACTACTCCTTTATTTACGAACTTGTACTGCATCGCCATCGGCAACTCACCTAGCACATAATTAAAAAGGGTATCTGTTAGATAGCTATCTAGCAAAGTTTTGTAGACTGCATTCCCTCCGCTTGTAATCGTACCCGCTAGGATCAAAGACAGGATCTTATCATATAAGGCAGTCCCACAGATAGGATGGATATACCTATCCTGAGTCATCTTAATTACTTGAGTTACGTTCTTAAGGTCTATGTTTGCGGAGGCTACGGTGAAGTCCTTAAAGGACTGCTCACTGATCATTAATACATTTGCGCTCATCGGCTTGTTTTTTCTACTACTACATTACGTTTCCACTCGTGTCGGCAATACGGGGTTCTTACCTTTGTGTTTGGGTTAGTATACCACCCACCACAAAGCTGAAAAACAGAGTAGCCTAATTGATTAGAAATATTTTGGATTTCTTCACGATTGAAAAGCATTTTACCATTGAATAGTTTTTCGCACAAAGGCCGTGATTTTGAGCCTGGAAGTAGTGCAGGTATGCCCGGTCTTTCTTCATAGCTGTATAGCACCTTAAAAGAAGTCACAGGGGTAAGCCTCTTGATCGCTGCCTGTCCTGTGCTAGTTATCTTGCGAGTGACTAGACCCGTTTGGCTGATCTTTTCCGTGATCACATTATCGTCAATCAAAGTATTGATCCGCTCAATGACTGCGCTTTCATCTATGCCTACTGCCTTTGCTATCTGTGGGATAGTTGCGTTTATATCCTTTTGGATTTCGCCTACAATCTTTCTTTGAATCTCATTCAGTTGGTACTCTGCAAATAGTTCCTGTTTTACAAAATCCTCACCACTTGAAAAGGTCATCTTTGAAGTTTCAATAATTTTAAAACCGTCTTTCGATACTCCTTTGCCTTCAAATAGGTTGAGGATTTCATCGTCCTTTTGATTGTGGCTGCAAGATAGGTGCAAGGTTTCTACGGTAGTCGGAGCAGGCTCATTTCCTATGTTCTCAGGTGTTACGATATCGTTCTTTGAAGGCAATCCAATCAAGCTGCGAAGTTCGTTTACATCCATGCTTTCCACTACCTTGGTAGCAATCAAAGGGGATAGGCTGTTCAAAGAGTTAATAATGTCCTGCGCTCCTGCTGTTTCTTTCTTTTCGATAGGCGCAAGGCCTAGCTTTTCTCGGATCTCGTCCTGCGTCATGTTGGCTGAGATGATCGCTTCGCTAAATTCAAAAGAGATTGGCTCTGTAGGTTTTAATTCAAGATCAGCGATGATGTCATTAAACTTAAAAAGGTAATTTACCGTTTCTTCAATCGCTCTTTGCTTTGCATTTACATAGGTGTTTTGGAATAGCTGATAGGCTTCCCGCATTTCGCTCCTGCCCCCTAGCTGCCCTTCAGTTTTTATGCCGAATAGCATAGGGCTTGTGATCTTGTGACCGCTAAAAATTTCTGTTTGTACCGTCAAGTTCAAAAGGTCAAAGTGCTTGTCTAATTCCGTTCCGCTTAGGTCAATTATAGAAGGTTCATTTTCCTTGCTATCGTTAAACGCTAGCATGAATTTACCTGCGTTTTTAGATCCGCTAAATTTGTTTTGGAATTGACGCTCAATTCTGTCTTCTTCTTCTTGGCTAACCTTACCACCATTCAAGTTAATCAACTTGCTAGAGAACATCCCGTTGTTTATGGTGTTCAAATGGTACTCACCTATGCTGATATCTAGTTCAATATAGCTAATCGCACCACGGTAATCAGGCAAAGAGTAGGTATTCACCCCTGCACGGTATTCTTTGAAGTAAAGTATCTGCGATCCTGTAGGATTGTTCGGATCAAAAGCAGGGTAAGTCTCGTAATCAGGCCGAGGGTTTACGTTATCGTTCTTCAGCCAATTATCAGAAACATAAAACTCGCTGTTTTCGGAGTTCGTTCTAACCTTATAATAGTCGACATGGTAAAGTTCTGCGATCTCGCCTGTGGCCTTTGTCCATATCACCTGTAGATAGTACCCCCCAAAGATAGTTAAGTCCGTCACTAGCTTATTAGTGACCTCATTTAGGCTTTCTTCTTTGGTGTTCACCTTATCAATCATGCCGTAGGCTTTTGCCTTCTCCATTTCATCTTCAGACTTCACTCCCCAGCCATTGCCACAAATGTAGTCTACCTTACCCGTCACGATTGCGTTATGCTTTGCGCTGTTATTGTAGATCCTTAGCAAATAGTTTGGGTAGTCATTCCGCTCACCATAAAAAATGTAATCTTTCCCTTTTACTTCCTTGTAAATAGGCAAAGGCACATCGTCAAATTTTAGAAATTTTATCATGTTGTGGTATATGTTTTATAATTACCATTGTACCCGTTATATCTCACCACTCCTGCGGTTGACAAATTAACCGCTGTCAATTCCATTTTGCCTGTAGCGATTACTGTACTACCGCTTCCCGATTGGGTTACGTTGTACCTCCAAAAGCCTACAGTACCTGTGGTAAAAGATGCTTCAGTAATGGCAAATTTTGAATACCTTTCTTTGAAAGGGCTAGTATCTGTCAAAGTTAAAGTCACTTGCTCCTTTGTTACCTCATGCTCAAATAAAAAGATATAGCTATTGCTGCTCGTAGTTCGCTTATCAAATAAGGGGATATAGATTACACTATTTGCGCCCTTCGTAATTATCACCATAAACATAAATACAAAAACACCTACCCGTGTACACAAAAAAAACACCCCCTAAAAGGAGGTGCTTGTTCACATAAACATCAAACCAAAAATTAAGGAATAGGAACAGCCGCTGTAACCTTTTGGCAAAGTTCTTTCTCGTTACCAGTAAAGGTCAAAGTGTATCCGCTTCTATCTCCGAAGGCAGTACCTGTAGCACTTCCGCCACCTGTCAAATCAAGACCGTTAGTGATTCCTAAGAACCATTTATCGTCTTGCTGATCCGTTACGATTACAGCTAATCTATTTTTAGCAAGTAGCACAATTTCATTTCTTGTGTTAGTTTGCAATTTATTAAGGACAATTTCCAAAGTCTGAGCGTAGAAAACAGTCCCGTTTTGAACGTTAGTATTTACTACCTCAGCAAAGTTTGAAGATTCTTTTACAAGTTCGTACTTGTAGAAAGTCTTAGTTGCATCCATAGTTAAAACTGTAACTACTCCCGCAACAACGGTTACCGTGGCAAGGTCTTCATAAGGTGCGAAGAATACGTTTTTTATTCCACCTAGTGAGTCCTTACAATCTAGGGTGTACCCCTGTGTTAAAGCGCATGGCATATCTTTTCGAATTTAGAATTGTGAAGGGGTAAGGGTTATGACCTTACCCCGATTTTATTTAGGCTGCTGCTTTCTTCCAGAAAACTACTTGGTCAGGGAATGCAACCTGTACACCAAATTTGAATTCAACTACAAATCTCATTTCGTCTGCCTCTTTT